TAAAAGATTATTAATGAAAACATCAATTAAAGAAAATATAAAACGAAACATTACAATAGGAGGAATTGCTTTAATTTTCATTACCTTAATAAGTTGGATTAAAACAGATATAGAATGAATACATTAATTAATAACTTAGGTTTAATTTTAGGTGCAATCGGGTTAACTGGCGGTGGAGGATTGTTAGGCGTGTATTTAGATAGAAAAAAAAGAAAAAGCGAAGCTCAGCAAATAGAAGGCAACGCATTAAAGACGATGCAAGAAGCATACACAAAATTCACAGAAGACAGCAATAAAAAATTTGAGTATTTACAATCTGAAATGGCACATTTAAAAAAGGAGAACATTGAACAGAGAAAGGATATAAGGGATTTACATAAAGACAACCGTTCGCTTCACAATCAAGTTACAGCACTAAGCAATGAAAACGGAGAATTAAAAGCGTCTATTAAGGCTTTAGAGAACGAAAATAAAAGGTACAAACAAAGACTAAAAAATGAAGTTAATAGTAAAAAGAAATAGTCAAGACGATAAGCAAACTCTGGGTAAATTAAGGTTAGTTGATGATAATGGTAAAACAATAGGTAGTTGGCATTCGTTAGAGTTACCATACATAGATAACAAACGCAGAATAAGTTGCATACCAAAAGGACAGTACATTGCACACAAACACAACTCTCCTAAGTTTGGTCAATGCTTATGGATAAAGGATGTTCCTAACAGAAGTGAAATTTTAATACACAGAGGTAATTATCATTTTCAGATATTAGGTTGTGTTTTAATAGGTAAAGGGCTTTCAGACATAAATGCAGACGGGTATAAAGATGTTACATCAAGTCGAAAAGCGGTACAAGAGTTGTTAGATAAAATCGGAAATCAAGCTAAAATAAGATTAGAGATTAGATGAGATTAGGGTTAAATATATTGTTTAATGATTGGAAGTACATTGTAATTGCAGTATTAATACTATTGCTTTTTAACGAATGCAATAAAAAACCTGAAGTTATAACAAAAACAGAAACTATAGTTGAAACTAAAATAATCCATGATACTATTGAAAAAGTTGTTATTAGTAAACCCGAAAAGGTGTATATAAAAGTTCCTAAGACAGTTTATAAAGATAGTATAGTTTATGTTCCAGTCAATACAAAAGACAGCATACAAGTAAATAAATACCCTTTAAAGTTAGAGTCTAACAAAGCCAAATTTGAAGGTTTTGCTTTTACAGATGGAAAATTGTATGACTTTACAGGAGTTATCACATATCCTGAAACTACAATAACTAATAATACAGAAACTATTATAAGACAAAGTAAAAGTGGTTTATTTGGTTATTTGCAAGGTAATACTGAATTAAATAATTTTGGAGTAGGTTTAGATTGGCAAATTAAAAATAAATTTATTGTGGGTACTTCGTTAACTCACAACACACTTTTTAACAACACCAACATAAACTTCAAGGTTGGTTTTAACATTATTAAATAAATAATCTTTATTAACTATCTTTGTATTATAATTAAATTAAATACAATGGCAGATAGTTTTAGAAAAATCGGCATAGGTGATGACATGAAAGATGGTCTTTTCTATGTTGTAGGTACAAAGTTTAGAGGTAGTGTTATCTCTAACATTATTCTCAACGGAGGTTGGTACACTATTTACATCAAAAAAGACGATGTAGAACAAGAGTGGAAATCAGTAAAAGAAACTGTTGTAACCTTTAAAGAATACGCACTCAATGAATAGCCCTAATTATTTTATAATTACTCCAAAGGGCGAAAGATACAACAACACAAAAAAGATAGGCGACACAGAGATATTAGTTAATAATAATATTGAGGACGGACATAAGACCAATCGAGAAGGTATTGTTGTAGCAACCCCAATGGGATATAACGGAGATGTAGAAGTTGGTGATACGATTATAGTGCATCACAATACTTTTCGTCTAATGAGAAATCAAAGAGGTGTTTTAGTCAACTCCGCTAAACACATTAAAGACAACCTTTTTTATGCAGATACATATTACCTTAGAATAGACAAAGAGGGTAATAAATACTCTGCAAATCCTTATGTATTTTTAAAACCTATTGTTATAGATGACTTTATTCACGGATACAAAGAGCATGACAATATAGGTGAAGTGGTTTTTACAAATTCTAAATTAGAAGATATAGGTATTACAAAAGGCAATAAATATTTATTTAAAAACTATCGTAATGTAAGGTATGATATTGACGGAGAAACGTATTACAGAATGAAATTTGATGATTTAGTAGCAGAAATATGATTGGACTTAGTAAAGATATAGAAGCAGCGATTGATACTATGATAAAAGGGTTAGAGTATGACATAGATGTCGATGCTTTAGACGCTTTTAAATTAAAATCATTAATGAAGAGCAAGGAAAACTCATTTAAGTATGCTAAAGAGATGATACATAAATGGGAAAACTCTCAAAATCAACCTAATCCTGATAAGTTAAAAGCATATATCGAAAGACTTGTATATGCAGGAGATAGGGCTTTACTTACACTTCGTAGATTTCTTAGAGAGAAAATAGATTACTCTGAAATACCCGAAGATAAACATCACTTAGTAACGGAGGGAAAGTCTGTATTGCACCAAGCTATTGTGAATATAGATAGCAATATAATAGAGTTAAAGCTACAATTAGACGCAGACAAATTCAATTTATCTGACAAAGAATTTAAACGTGGTTATCCTGAAAAGTTTGCTAATCAAGAGTTTTTACCTGAAAAGAATTATCACAAGCAATGGTATGATATAGATAACGATTCTATTATTCTTTGTCCTAATGGCACTAAAGGCGAGATTATTGAGTTGGAGGGATTAAAGATTACATTACCAAAACCGCCTGAAGATAAAACCAAAATACTATTTCACGATTTACCACAAGAGGAACAATACTGGCGAAGAACACCTATGCCGAGTGGTCTTAATGTAGATACTGAAGATAGTTTTACAGAATATATTGTAGAGGAGTTTAGAAGACGCAGAGAGGGTGTGTGGTTTTATAACAATGGAAAGCCTGTATGGTTGACACCTTCGTTTTATTTTGCTTTACAATGGGGTAAGATGAAAGATGACGGAGATTATATGAAGTTTAGATATGCTCAACTTTATATGGCGTACCATACTTTAGCTTGTGAGTTAGATGATAGATGTTTAGGTGAGGTTTTTGTTAAGTCAAGACGTACAGGATATACTTACGAAAAGGTGTTTGCTATGTTAAACAGAGCGACATCGACAAACAACTCTAACATTGGTATGACATCCAAAACTGATAAAGACGCTAAAGAAGCTTTTTCTAAGTTGTCTTATGGATTTCAAAACTTACCTTTCTTTTTTCAACCTATCTTAAAGAACACAGCAGACAACACAAAGTATTTACACTTTGCAAAACCGCCTGATAGAAGTAAAGCAGCTAAAAAGAAAAAAGATACTAATACAGATGATTACTTAAACACTTATATAGATTATAAATCTACAAGTGAGGGTAGTTATGACGGTTATAAAATGTTTAGGTATTTAGGTGATGAATTTTCAAAATGGTTTCCAAATTCTTTCGAGAAGCATTGGGGGCAAGTATCTCCTACTTTTGATGAGGGCGGTAGGATTGTAGGTAAGGCTTTTATAGGCTCGACTATTGCTGCTCGAAATAAAGGTGGTGAGGCTGCTTTTAAGTTGTGGAACAGTTCAGATGTCAAGAAACGTAACAAGATTACCCAACGTACTCCAAGCGGTCTTTACAGGTATTTTTTGCCTGCTCACAAAAACATGACAGAGTTTACAGACAAGTATGGTGTTTGTCATGAAGTTGTAGTTGACGGAGAATACTTTGAGAATGTTTATGGTAACATTAAACGAGTAGGTAGTATTCAATACTTAGAGGAAAGACGTAAATCTAAGCGAAAGGAAAGTGAAATAGCTTACAATGAGGAGTTAAGGGCTTTTCCAATGACAGCAGAAGAAGCTTTTAGGGATGAGGCTGTAAATTGTATATTCAACATAGAAAAGATTAATGAGCAGTTAGATTATGTCAATCAAGCAAAAATAGGAGATGTTGTAATGGAGGGTAGTTTCTCGTGGAAAGACGGAATACCAGATAGTGAAGTTATATGGACTCCGTCAAAAAATGGTAAGTTTAAGATAACGTGGATACCTCCTGCCGATTTAAGAAACAAATGGGAAATGAAGAATGGCTATGGTGGTTATAGTAAATCACCTTTAAATGGTCATTTAGGGGTTTTCGGTTGTGATAGCTATGACATATCTGGTACGGTTGACGGAGTAACACCATTTGGCAAAGAAAAAGAAAATGCAGGCTCAAAAGGAGCATTACATGGTATCACAAAATTCTCTATGAGTGATGTGCCAAGTGAACACTTCTTTTTAGAATATATATCGAGAGCAAGTACAGCAGACAAGTTTTACGAAGATGTATTAATGGCGTGTGTGTTTTATGGAATGCCAATACTTATAGAGAATAACAAACCGAGATTATTGTATCACTTTAAGAATAGGGGTTACAGAAATTTCTCTATTACACGATTTGATAAGCCTATGAATATGTTGTCTAAGGCAGAAAAAGAGATAGGTGGTGTTCCTAACTCGTCTTTTGATATGAAACAAATGCACTCTTCGGCAATAGAGAGCTACATAGATGAACATATAGGGTATAACGAGAAAGAGGGTGATTACCCAAGAATGTATTTTGAGAGAACACTAAGGGATTGGTTACAATTTGATATAAACAACAGAACAAAGTTTGACGCAACTATTTCAAGTGGATTGGCATTAATGGCTAAGAATATAGAGAAATATCGACCACGTAACGAAAAACCAAGCGTAGTTAAACTTAACCTAAAAAGAAAAAGGTAATTAATTCTTATCTTTGTGGTATTCAATAAGTAGAAATGCGTAACAAAAAGAAAACTGCACTTAACATAGAAAGAGCTTCATTCCCTAAACACAACGACAGCTTTAATTATTTAAAGTCTAAAGAAGTAGGGAAACAAGTTGCGAGAGCAATACAAGGAGAATGGTTTAAGCGTGAAGGCAATAGCGTTGCACGTTTCTATGATGCTAAGAATGAATATATAAGACGTAGATTATACGCAAGAGGAAAGCAGTCTATACGCAAATACAAGGATTATATAAACATTGACGGAGATGTAAGTTACTTAAACTTAGATTATAGTCCTGTGCCTATTATACCTAAATTTCGTGATTGGGTGATTAATGGGATGATGGATAGGGAATACAATATCCGTGCTAAGTCTATTGACAGAGAAAGTCAGGAAGAAAGAGCGAAATATCGTGAAGCTATTGAGAAAGATATGCTCACAAAAGATTTTTCGTTAAAAGCTAAACAAGAGTTGGGCGTTGATTTGTTCACGATGAATCCTGATGAATTGCCTGAATCGCAAGAGGAATTAGACATACATACAAACTTAAAATTCAAACCTTCGTCAGAAATAGCACAAGAGTTGGCTATAAAGTCTGTAATGGAAGATAACGACTATGATGATGATTTAAGGTTTCGTATTGTAACTGATTTAACAGACTTAGGTATTTCAGTTGTTCGTAATGATTATTCGTATTCTGATGGAATTATATACGACTATGTTGACCCTGAAAACCTTATATACAGCTACACAGACGACCCTTTCTTTAAAGATTGTTTTTACTTCGGAGAGTTTAAGTCAGAGTTAATATCTAACATATACAGGGAAAACCCTAATCTTACCGAAGAAGAAAAAGAGATTATACAGGAAATGGGTAGTCAATGGAGTGACTATCATGGTCTTGATAACTACTCTGACTACGAAGACAACTTAGACGGAAAGGTTGCGGTTATAAACTTCTGTTACAAAACTGTTAGAAAAAAAGTATGGAAAGAGAAGTCTAACAAAACAGGTGGTAGAAAGGTTTTGAAAAGAGACGAAGATTTTGAGGTAAAAGGTAATGGCGATAGAGATTTTAAGAAACGTGTCAAAATGGAAGAGATATGGTTTCAAGGTTCTTACGTTTTAGGCACAGATATTTTATTGTCTTGGGAGGTTATGGAAAACCAAATGAGACCAAAGTCTAACAGTAATAGAGTAAAACCACCATTTGCAGTTGTAGCTCCGTCAATAGGCAAAGGCTTTATAGACAGCTTAGTCGAGAGAATGACACCTTTCGCAGATAAGATTAAAATGATTGACCTTAAAATACAGCAGACGTTACAAATGACGTTACCTGATGGTCAGTTTATAGATATAGATGGTCTTGCAGAAATAGATTTAGGAGATGGAAACGCATATACGCCTACTGATGCTTTTGATATGTTTATGACTACTGGTAGTATTTTTGGTCGTAGTTCAACGTATGGCGGTGAGTTTAATAACGCTAAAGTGCCTATTCAAGAGATACGCTCAAGCAGTTCAGCAGATAAGTTAGCAGCCTTTGAAAGGCAATATGCATTTAATATTCAGATGATTAAAGATGTTACAGGACTTACAAGAATGGACGGAAACCAACCCGATAAAGATGCTTTAGTTGGTCTTCAAAAACTTGCAGCGTACAACTCTAACGAAGCTACGAAACATATATTAATAGCATCTAACTACATTACAAGACGATTAGCAGAGTTAACCTCTATTCGTATTTCAGACATATTAGAGTTTTCGGAAACTAAAGAGGACTTTATACGTAAGATTGGTGCAGGAAGTGTAAGGAATTTAGAATACTTTAAGGACTTACATCTTAGAGATTTTGCAATATACTTAGACTTAGAGCCAGACGAAGAAGAAAAAGCTAAACTTGAACAAGACATACAAATAGAGATACAAAATGGTAATCTTGGTATTGAGGATAAAATAGACATACTTAGTATTGGTAATATTAAATACGCTAATGAAATATTAAAGATACGTAAGAAGAAATATATCAAGATGAAGCAACAGCAAAAGATGCAAGAGATAGAAGCACAAAAACAAGCCAATATTCAGTCAGCACAATCTTCAGCACAAGCAGATATGCAAAAAGTTAAGGCTAATTTGCAAGGAGAGGGGCAGTTGTCTAAAATGAAGTTTGAAAAGGACATTGTTAAAATGGACAAGGAATACCAATACAAAATGCAAATAGAAAAGCTAAGAGGTGAGTATTCTATTCCTAAAACACAAATGCAAGTACAATCT